TGGATTTTTTGTTCCAATAATAGTATCTTGTGCACTAGGTTTTATTATTTTTCCTCCCGGTCTTACAATAAAATCGTTTAATGCAATTACATTTGAATTATTTTCTTTACTATTTAACATAATGGTATCTTTTTTGTATTTGCCAGATGATGTTCCTATAGGATTGTTATTCATTTCATCAAATTCATCTTGAGCCATTCTTTTTCTCTCTTCTTTATTAGCTGTTAATTTTTTAAAAAGTTTTATTGCACCAACAACAGCAAGCACAGCACCGGCAATTGCTAAAATTACAAGTGTTATTGGACCCATTGATACACTTAATAATGCAAATCCTGCTGAAAGAGCTGGTAATAATGCAACTAATATTAAAAGAGGACCAACCACAATTGCTAATGCACTTCCAATCGCTAATGCAGCTATTGCCCATTTAGTAAGAGTAGGGTGTTTTTCTAGCCATCCAATTACATTTCCCAAAACATCAACTAATTTTATAAATGTTGGTATTAAAGTTCGACCCATATCTTCTTTTAAACTATCAAATTTATTCTTTAACATTATAACTTGAGATTCAGTAGTAGCATATCTTTTAGCAGCTTCTTCAGTAAGAGCATTATTTTCTTCCCATGCTGTTTTAGATTTTTCAACAGCATTAGTTACGCCATCTTCTGAACCGGATAATCTTAGCATAGTATCTGTTATTCTAATTGATTTTAAATCTAAATCTTCTAATACACCAAAAGTATTTCCTCCAGAATCAGTTATATTTTTCAGACCCATAACAACTTGTGACATTGCTTCAACCGGTTTTGTTTTCCAAGCTTCTGAAAATTCTTCAACACTTATTCCAGAAACTTTAGCAAATTTTGTAACATCACTTTGTGACCTTTCAAATTCTACAGCTAATTCATCTCCAGTTAATCCAGTTTCTTCTGCAAGTTCTTTCATGGTCATGCTAGAATTAGCAACAGCTTTTGCTATAATAATCATTGCTCTTGACATAGCACTACCACCCATTTCTGACCTAATACCTAAAGCACTTAAAGCTGCACTCATACCAAAAACTTCTTGTGTACTTAATCCAATTGTTTTTCCTGCACCCATAATTCTCATAGACATATTAACAATTTCTTGTTCTGAAGTTGCAAAATTATTTCCCAAATCTACTATTGCTGAACCCATTCTGTCTACATTAGCAATTGGTTCATTCATAACATTTGCTATTCTTGCAAACGCAGTTGCTGCTGCTTCTGAAGTAAGATTTGTGGTTACACTTATGTCTGCTATTGTCCTTGTAAATTTAGCAATATTGTCTACTCCTTCTACTCCTAATTGTCCTGCTATTTCACCAATGCTACTTAATTCAACAAAAGTTATAGGAATTTCTTTACTTAAATCTTTAAACTCTTGTCTCAATTTAGCAAATTCTACTTCACTCAATTCAACAGTTTTTCTAACACCAGTAAATGCAGATTCAAAAGTTGCTGCAGTATCAATAAAGTTTTTACTCACAGCTAATCCTGCAATACCAAGTCCTGTTATTACAGCACCTGTTACTGCCATCGATTTATTTACTCCTGCAAATACTTTAGAGAACTTATCAACCGCTTGAATAACTATTGTTATTCCTGCTCCTCCTGCCATTCCTGCTAAAAATCCTGCTGCCATTATCTTCTGCCTCGTTTACTTTTCCTATTTGCTTTTTTTATTTGCTTTTCTTTTTCTTTTTCAATTCTATTATTTTCATCTATAAGCATATTTATTTCCGGATAAGTAAGACTTGGTATATCAAAATAGTTATATCCTCTTTCATGAAGAAACCAACTTAATCTTTGCTCATTTCTGTATTCTTTTTTTTTTCTTCAATAGAGTCTAATAATGCTCTAGTTGTTGAATTTTGAATTTCTGATTGAGAGACGTCTGTAGTAAGAGATAAAATAGCCATTTTAAAAGCACCATACATTGCCGGTTTTATATTTACAAATTCTTCTTCTGTAAATGATGGTTCAATAATATGTGTTCTTAATATTTCATCTTCGGAATTAGGTTCATTTACAATCTTATTAAAATATCCTTTTGTTAAAGGAATAATTTTAGCATGCGGTTTATCTGGCAAACTCTCAAGTATGACTTCGATTGGCAATAATTTGCCTTCACTATCTCTTGTTATTAAACATTTTTCTTTTGATATACTTTCCATTTGTGTAGCCTCCTTTCAAGGTGTTTTGTTCTGTTCTTCTTAAAAAATAAAGAAGAAAAATAAAAAATTTTTACCACGCATTGTAATCTACAATTGCATCTTCGACTGTTACACTCACATGTTGTGGTACAATAGTTAAAGATTGGTCTTGTGTTCCTTCAACTGGTGAAGGTGTTTCCATATCTGTTAGTTTACATCCACTCATAATTACAAAAGCACTTCCGCCTGCGCCAAGAGTTTTAATCATAGCATTAAATGTACTTCCTCCTAGATAATACTGTTCATAATATGTCTTTGCATTTTTAGAATCCATTTTAAGAGTTGTAGCCAATTCATAATCTCTGTTTATAGGTAATGCTTCAGCAATAACTTTACTTCCATTATTATAATGTCCGCCTTCTAAATTATTATTTACAGTAAATGTAAAATCTATCGAATTATCTACTGTGGTTCCTGATGGAATTTCTAATGTTGATTTACTAAACATAAATGGTCTTGTTACAGCTGGAGTTACTTTAGTAACTGCTCCTGATGTGAATACTAAATTTTGTCCAATCGCATTTACTTCACAACTTACTGGGTCGCCTTGTGTAAATGTTGCTGCAAAACTATCAACTATGCATCCATTTAAAGTTCTAATAAAATTACTTCCTGCAGTTCCATTATTTTTACTATCTTCTAAAGTAAAACTACTTAATGACTGTCCTTTAATAGCATAATTTGCATCATCACTATTTGTTTCAGTAAAACAATGACTTCCTGCTAAAGTTGTTTCACCAACACTTCCAATAGCCATTCCTAAAAATTTCCAATCTTGTGGAAAATATGTAAATTTGCCATTATAATCCACATTGCCATCTTCAAACATATCTACATTTCTATCTGTTGAACCCTGATATCTTATAGGAATAGAATTTACATTCTCTTCCATAGAACAATCTTGACATAATCCTATCCATTGCCGAGTTCCACTTGTAGTTGCATATGTACCACTTTCATAAATAAAAGCTAACTGATTTTGGTCTGATAAATATTTACTCATTCAATACACCTCCTTTTAAATACATAAAAATAAATATGTCATCTCCATAACTTTAGATTGAACATCTTTTTCTGGGACATTAACTACGCTACCAATATAAAAATCATGTAAATTAGCACCAGTTAAATCGTCTCCACTGAGCTGATTCGTTCTAAAATAATCATGAATTTTATTAAAAAGAGTATCACGCTCAATAACATTTCTTGCCCAAATTCTAATTTCTACAGTCAGTCTTAACATAGTTCCTTGGCTTCCCATTCCAAGTTTACCTTGTTGAACAATTCCATTATCAACCACAGTTATTATTGGATAAGTTACAGCATTTTTTGGATAACTAGTCATTATAAAATTCTCATTAGTTGGTCTAATTATAGGATCTGCAATATTGTCTCGGAGACTATCTCTAATTAAAATTATTACATCTGTTAAAAATGTACTACTATTTATTTCTTCTATACTCATATTTTCCTCGCTTGGATTTAAGATAATCGCTTTTATCTTACTTATAATAAATTAACTTTTATATTTAAACACATAGAATTAACTTATATAAATCCAGCATCAACCTCTTTTTTAATTATATCTTGGACTTTGGTCAGATTTCGTTTTTCAGTATTTCCAAAATGCTTACGAGCTGGCAATCTACTAGTTCCTTTTTCTAATATTAGTGCAACATCTTCTGTTGTGGATTTTGAATTCGGATATGTTTCTTTTTTTGGAGACACTATTCCTTGAGCTTTTCCAAGTTTTTTAAATTCAACACTATGTACAAATTGTCCTGTATCAACGCTTTTATGTTCTGCTCTATTTCCAATTATACTTTCTTTAACTTCTTCTTCAATAAATGCTCCAGCTTTTACAACACCTAAATCAGCATTGTTTTCTATTTGTTTTTTTTGAAATGCTAATCGTGTCATAACTCCAGCCATTCCAGTCATCTGAACATTAATAATTTTGCCTTTGCTACCTATTACTTTTGTCATTAATTATAATCCTCAAATACTTCTATTTTTAAATTGTGATTATTTGGCAAAGTCATAATACTTCCAGTTCCCCAACTTACTTCAAATTCTCCCCAATAGGTTCCTACAGAACCAGTATCAAGAACATCCCAATTATATTGGCATTGGCCAGTTGTAGAGCCTGTAATAACTGCAAGACCAGATCGATATGTACTATAATCAGTTAAATTCCCCATATTGAAATATAATGTCGCACCGGTTAAATCAACAGCTGAACCATTATTATACTGTAAAGTTGCATTTAATGTTGGCTTTGTATCAGATTTTTTTATTTTGAATGTTTCCATTTTACACCTCCTTTTTATTTATTGAAGACTTAATATTCTATCTCTTTTAGTTGTTTTAAAAATAAAATCTTTATTTGTATTAAAAATAAAATCTTTATTTGTATTTTGTAATATTATTCTTGGGACCATATCAACTGCGGGACTTGGACTTGCAGATGGTGATGCAGACTCACTACTTGAAGGACTAACACTTGAAGATTCAGACGAACTAGGACAAATAC